GTATACTTTGTGTAATCTGTAGAATCTGCTACTGTATAGTCTGTTAAAGTACCGATGAACTTCTTGTTAGCATAAACAGTTGTGGAGAAATCTGTATTACCGTCTGCACTATTTGCATAGGCAAAATGAACATAAGGTGTACGTCCATCTGCCCCTTTAGGACCAGGTGTACCATCTGCTCCATCTGCGCCTTTAAAAAGAGACCATGTATACTTTGTGTAATCTGTAGAATCTGCTACTGTATAGTCTGTTAAAGCACCAATATACATTTTCCCAGAATTTTCAGTTGTAGAAAAATCCGTTTTACCGTCTGCACTATTTGCATAGGCTATATGTATATAAGTAGTTTTACCGTCTGCTCCCTTTGGTCCAGGAGCTCCATCAGTACCATTTTGACCATCTTGACCCTTTACAAGAGACCATGTATATACTGAAGGAGAAGTAGAGTCTGCCGCAGTAAAGTCAGTGTAAACGCCAATATAAGCCTTTCCATTAGAGTCTGTAGTAGAGAAACCCACAGTTCCATCAGAACTATTAGCATAGGCTACGTGAACATATGATGTTCGTCCATCCGCTCCTTTTGGCCCTGGGGCACCGTCTGTTCCATTCTTACCATCTGTTCCATCGGTACCCTTAATCAAAGACCATGTATACTTTGTAGGGTCTGTAGAGTCTGCTAAAGTAGTGTCAGTTAGTGTACCAACATAGGACTTGCCAGATGTGTCGGTAGTAGAAAATCCAATTTTACCATCTGCGCTTGTAGCGTAGGCAAAGTGAACATAGGTAGATATTCCATCTGCTCCTTTAGGTCCTGGAAGGCCATCAGAACCATCCTCACCATCTGCTCCTTTTGCTAATGACCATGTATACTTCTTTGGGTCCGTGGAATCCTGCTCTACAAAATCAGTAAGTACACCTATATATTCTTTACCAGATGGGTCTGTTGTAGAAAAACTAGTATTACCGTCTGCACTATTTGCATAAGCCACATGGACATAGGATGTATTCCCATCAGAGCCCTTTGGTCCTTGAACACCGTCTGAACCATTTTTTCCATCCGCACCCTTTACTAGAGACCAGGTGTACTTAGTATAATCAGTTGAGTCTGCCTCTACTTTGTCTGTATAAATACCAATAAATGACTTACCAGAAAAAACAGATGTGGAAAAGTCTACAGAACCGTCTGCACTGTTAGCATAAGCAATATGTACATAGGTGGATATTCCATCCGCTCCCTTGGGGCCTTGGATACCATTGGTTCCGTTTTTACCATCTGTTCCATCATATCCATCTTTTAGCTTGTGCACTGTCTCTGTATCAGATAGAGCTCCTAGAGTAGCCTTTACAACAACCGAGTCATAGTTTTTACCAAACTGGTCTACAGTTAATGTTCTAGCATTCCCTGTTCCTCCTAGAGATATAGGCGTTCCTGCTGCAGTACCAAGGTATGGAGTAGCAACAAAGGTAGCTGTACCAGTTACATTTTGTAGATTAGCTACAAAGTTTATAACTTGACCTGCTGGGCTAGGGGTAACATTATCACTCTTAAAGGTAAATACTTGACTATCAGATACCAAGGTAAGAAGTGCCGCGCTTGACCCATCCTTACCAACAGCGCCTAGGCTATAAGCAACTGCATTAGAACCGTCTGTGTAGTAGAAGGTGGTCTTAGTCCATAAGTACTGCCCCTTACCTACAGTAGGCATAGTGTTAGACCAGTTAGCAGTATCATTAGGCTGTACAGCGGTATCCGTAACCGTGTATACAATTTTAGTACTAATAACACCGTTCGCCTGAGCTATAACAGGGACTGTTTGAACATCTAATAGATTTACGTTCCCCTCATCATACATCTCTACCCTTATATCATTGACACCTGGGTCAGGAGTTATTTTATAGCTTGATTCTGGTCTACTACTTATGTAGCCAGGGGTTGAGGGGAAGTCTATACTTGTTTTGTAATAAACTTTAAATATAGCATTATATTCCCTAGGGTCAGAAAACCCTGATTGGGCTACAGAACTAACCGTAATGTCACTGGGTGTCATGTTATTTTTAACATCTTTAGTTATAACAGAGCTGGTAACATTTAACCAAAAGCTAGTTGCGTCATCCCCACGTTTAAGAGGTGTTATCACCTGCTTTTTCTGAGATGTAAAGGGGTTCCCTAAGAAGTCTTTACCAGAGGCCGTTATATTTATAGAATAACTATCCTTACCGCTAACCATATTACTAGCATTACCAACACTAGCGTGATTGCCATTCATAGATACAAGTCCAGGAGTTATATTTTCTCCATCAACAGAGATAGTATACTGTCCTGCCTCTGGATTACTTTTAACTGGTGTTAAAATTGATGTTCCAGAATAAACATAAGCATCAGTAGGCGTAGCTGAATAGTTAAGGGCTAGACCTTGGTTACTAATCGGTATTGATGTATTTTCATTTGTAATGATAATAGAAAAAACACCACTGCCATCAAATATTTTAGTTAGTGTTTTTTGTGCTCTACCTTTAATTGCCAATTTCTAAAATCTCCTTAATATTTATCATAATTCCAACAAATTTCCAGGCTTGTTCGATTGCTTCTGATTTGTCCTCAGCTTCAACGTCTAACTCGTGCTCTATTCCATCTAGTTCAAATTTAACTTTATACATAATTAACCATCCGTTACTTCTAGTGTTAATTGACTATTGTCATCTATTTCTGAGCTATCTACTAAGATAGTTTTACCTGATTTCTTACCAGAGCCCCCGAAGGTAGTGTCTAGTGTTCCATCACTTTTATATACGTACCAGTTATAATTGTACAACGTGCCGTTCGAGTCAACTTCCCCAACAAGGTTATAGACAACTCCCTTTAAATGCTTACTACCATTACCATTTTTAAAGACTGAACCATCAGGGGTTTCTATGCTTATAGTAAGGGCACTATCAAAGTTATACGCGGTAAAGAAACCGTGTTGAGGGCTATTCTTGTGCTCTCCCTCTGTAGCAACAGTTATAAGCCTGTAACTTTCAACGTTTATAATGTCTTCTGGAAGAATTTGCATTCTTGCACTTGTTGTTACTATGCTCCCATAATCAGAGTTGGGCTTAGCTCCTGTATAAGAAGGTAATATTTTTGCCCAACCAAGTCCAACCCGGCTATCATATAGAGGGTTATCTGTGGTTAAAACTGAGGTATCCTGTCTGAACCAATCATTTTTTCTTTTAGTAGTGCTATCAATAGTACCATTTATATATAAATCACCATTGAATGATATGCTAGAAGGCATACTATTTACAATGTTATACCCTGTTGGTGAGTATGTATTTAATATTATACTAGTTTTTACAAGATTACGCAAGTCTATTTTTACAGAAACACTATTAGTTGCAGTTGTGTTTTTGTCTGAGTCCGTGTAACTTATAAGAGCTGTAAATGTTGCTCCATCTGAGTCTATACCAAAATTATTTTTAATATTAAGGTTTTCACCTTTAGTACCTGATACATACCAATCATCACTAGAATTAGTAGATGTAATAGTACCATAGTCACTTTTATATTGGTAGGACCAAATGACACTAGACAACCCTGCTGGATTTTCTTTGTGTGTTACAGGGTCGAGAACAACGGACGTCAGCACTATAGGGCTCACCTTATAATCGGGCGTATAAGTACTATCAGCAGGGTTGTAAAGTTGACTAAGTGCCTTATTCGACTTTATGTAGGCTGATATCGGCCTAACATCATAAATGTCGCTCAAAAAAATACTTGATACAGCAACAACTCCAGTATCTTCACTTGCTGCCATAGTATCTTACCTCCTTTTTTACCACACCTATACATGCTGCTGTTGTCATAGATAGTTTACCTTTCTTATTACAATTATACCACATTATGCTAATTTTCTATCAAGTGTCCTTGTACGGTTACATTTACTGTAAAGTTTGCACTGTAACCAAAATCAACTCCTGTAAGGGTTAGGCTTTTAGACCCATCAAGATGATTGGCATTCCACGCTGCATCACCTTCAGGGTCATCTGAGTGTCTCTCCCAAACAAATGCGCCATCATCTAGCAATGAAGTCCATTCAAATCCTGTTTTATATACTCGAGCATCCAAAGTAACACTGCCCTGCCCATTCCGCATGACTAGGTCCCCGTATGCCTGTATTGTAACTACATAACTAGCCACGCCCTTACCAAAGTCGTCACTAAGAAAAATGTCCAGTTTATCCACCAGGTCACTTAGTCTCTTGTTATCACTAACTACTATGTCCTGTATGGTGTCTAAACGCACACCTAAGCTACTATAGGTTTTACTAGTCGTATTATATGTCCTAGCAGCTACAATCTCTACAATGACGTCCTGTAACGCTTTAACTGTACCATCAATACGGTCAAGACGAGCTACTAGGCTAGCGTCAGTTCCAGCTGCGTTAGATAGCTGTTCCGCCACTTTGTTAGAAAGCTGTTGTGCTGCCTCTGAATCAGAAACAGCCTTGTTTATTTTTTTATCATACTCTGAAACCGACTCTGTTAAAGACGATATATCAGATGTAATACTTTTTATTTGCTTATTTATGTTTAATAGTTGTGATATTATTTCATCAACGCTAAGCTCATTAACCTTATCATTTAGTGTTTTTATGTCGTTTTCAAGGTTATCTAACCTAGATGATACATTCCCTCCGGTCCAATCAGATAGAGGGGCGCCATCAACTAATAACCCATCTTTATCATTAAATGTTAGACTATGTGAGCCGAAGGAAATAATAGGTACACCGTTTATAATTGAAATTTCAGACTTCTCAGAGGTTTCCTCCGAGTTGTGTTTGTTACTGCCTTTTTGATACCTTAATCCAAGAGAGTCAGTTCCTTCAAAAAATAACTCTGCCCTAGAAAGCCCGTCTTTTGATATGGTAGACATTCTCATGTCACCATTGTTGTCAAAGAAAACGTTATTTATGAAGCTTATGTCATCTCCTGTATGCTGGTATAGTACTTTAGGTGCATTCAGTTCTGTTGGAGTTAAGTACTGTCCCCTTAAAAAGGGCCTATAAAGCTGGTCATAGCTATAACCAAAATCATTTACATTACCATTACCTAGTAAGGGTTGTGAAGACTTTAAAAAACCTTTTCCTTGAAAGGTACGCTCTATGGTGCCTTCTCCACTTAACCAGTCATATGTTTGTCCAGGATACACTGTAAAGTCTTCCATAACATTATCATACAACGAGGCGTCTTCCGGATTACCAGATACAGCGTCTGTTGGTGCAAGGGTGTATGAAACAGAGGGAGACTTATATATGTTTAGTACGATAGGATTATCTTTATTCTCTCCGACAAACCCTATTAGTACCATATCACCTATATTTATTGGTACAGTTTTACCATACACAGTCCCGTTTGTAAAAGAGCCTCCATAACTAACAGGTAGCTGTGCTGAAAATCTTCCTTGAGTGCTACTATCTTTTATTAACCTTTCACTATAATTTATAGTGACTACATCAACAGTGTTATAGAGATAGTTTACTTTAGCTACCGTTGCCATAATAAAAGAACTAGCAGGCTCTTTATATACGTCTTCTACACGGCCCAGTCCAGATTGTAGCCTTGCAGAGGTATTTAATTGCTTATTCCACTTACTTGTGCGTACCATTTATAGTCATCCTCATTAAGTCTAGGTATTCTAATAACTGTTCCATTAAAGTTAGTTAGCCATCCTGTATATTCTGTGTTACCAAATTCATCATATCCAAAAAATGAAGCTTCGGTTATTCCCCCTTCATCTAATATAGTGATAAATTTTCCATCACCGGTGTATATCCCTACAGTACCATTTTTCTGGAATGTGTCGAAGATAACCAAGTCTCCCATTTGTGCGTCGTTTATAGTAGTTACTTTTTGAACATCCGTATCAAACTTCGTAGAAAAAGGGCTAGCTTGTGTTAAGATTGTAGGGTCAAATACTAATTCTTTACCTAAGTTAGCTTGTTTTACTGTTAGCTCTGGAATTAGCCCCGTTTCATAAATAAACCACGATGCTAGATGATAATCATCTGTATGTACAACATCCGCATTGAAAATGTCTGTATCAGAGATACCAGAGTTAAATTCAAATTGGATATTAGCGGATTTTATTTTAGATATAACAGAGTAAACCTTGTCACCAATAATAGACAACGAATTACTAGTATCTTGTGGAGGGTCAACGCCAACAACACCTAGTAAACCAGAGTTGTCATAAAAGCTCTTATTAGCTAGGTATTGTTCCTTTGTTATTACGGCTTGACCTACCGATATATATTCTGTCATATAAATAATCTCCTATGCGTTTTTAAATCTCAAAAATCCAGTTACTTGTGAACTTTTTATTGAGCGTGTATGATATCCATGGCTATAGTTAAAGTTGTATTCTTCTAAAAATACAGAATCCCCACTAACCTCTGCTACATAGGCAACGTGTCCTGCTGCACCAACCCCTGCTGCACTTGCATCGAACCAAGCAATATCTCCAATCTTAGGAGTAGACTGCTTTTTCAGCCCAGAGTTTGCATGCCATGTAACAGCGTTACCAAGACTGCTAAATCCTGTTTTTCCTTCTTGCTTTAAACGCCAGGCACAGAAAGAAACACATTCTCGGTTATAGTAATTCCAGTCATCTGTTAAACTATCTGGGGACGCATTACGCCACTTAGAAGGGTAATCGTCACCCCTTCCAACGTTATTAACATTATTACTTCCCCCACCATTTTTTCCACTTCCATCACTGTTACTGTCAGCTTCTAAGGTTATGTTGTCTGAGAGGGCTAGTTCACCGAACAGACCTCCGTTAAAGAACTGTAAACGTCCATTTCCGGGGTTTTCCTTGCTTAGGGCACTATTCCAGTCATTCCAATGTTTAAACCTGTCTACGCTATGTGGTAGCCCTCTAGTGACGCCCAGGGTTGTTGTATATCCAGATGTTAAATTATACTCATGAGAAACAGACTCGATATAGTAATCTACCTGAACGGCATTGGTGTTTCCTTTATCAGACTCTCCATTATCATACCTAATTAAAACATTGCCAATTCTGTAGTCTGGGTTCCCTAACACACGTAGTTCACCAGACAAATAGCTAGCGTTGTCTCCATACCAGTTAGCTAACAGTGTGGAGTACCTTTTAAGTCTGTTAGCGTTACCACTACCACTCATCTTTGAGGTATCACTTGACGAACTAGAGGAGTTCGTTGTTGTGTCTGATTTAGTAGTTTCGTTACCTTTACTTGTATGGTATTGACTATAGTACCCTTGTGCAGCTTGTTCCCTTTTTGATAGATTAGCAACTCCAGCTCTTTCATATAGATTAAGAAATGCCTCTGTTGCCTGATTAACACTAGTTGCGGACATTAGCGGACCATAAGCGGCTGTGTCGGGGTATATTGTAGTGGTTCCTTTAAGTTGCTTAACAAGAAACTCAACCTGTGTAGCAAGTGCATCGGCACTCTTACCTACTGAATTTGCATAAGTTGTTAGTTTAGACTTAGGAGTCCACTGTACTAATCCGTACCCTCCACCACCTCCGGCTTCCGTAGTAGCAGGTTCAACACTAGACTCTGCATACATGTTTCCTAAAATACCGGCTGTAGCATAGTCATTGAAACCCTCACTCTTTAGCATATTCCATACTTTTTCAGCATTAGAATTTCCTGACGTGTTTAATACATTTCCTGCATCGTCGCTACCACCCTCAGTTTGTCCTGATACAAAAGCAAATATATAAGGGTTTTCTACCTGAAGCATTGAATATCCATACCGGTTTGCTAGGTCTGGGAAATATAGTGGAAAAGTCAGCAAGGTACTTAGCTGGCTAACTAGAATTGACGAGGGCATATTGGCTAAGAAGATAGAATAAACTTCATCGTTGTTCTTTCCTATAGTCTCCTCAACAACATCATTAGAGTACAATGCTGTTCCATTATCATATAAACTATTCCAGTCATCGGGCTCAAAAGGGGTGGGGCGCATAACCATCTTCATCAACCCCTCAGGAGTATAGTCAGCAAAGAACTCATTAAACGGTTTAGCCTGGTTATCACTAATCAATTGCCTTAAGGAACCAGAAAAACTCATAATAGGTGTTGGGTCAGTCAAGAACTCATCACTTTGAGATGTTAAATCTTGAGTTATATAGTCTTTTATATTATGCTTACCATTTTCATAAATATACGTGGTGTGCATTCTCAAAAACCAGTTTATCAGTTGACTTACTATACTTGCGGAAGATTGTCCTTGTAAAACTAAGCCTTGTGAGCCATCTGTTATCAAATTGTTGCTATCAGTACCAGAGGCACTATCTGTAGTAGTCTTAGGTTTACTTTTATATTTGTACACCGTTTTAAATTGTGTTCCAAATGCCTTTACCTGTGAGGCAGGCAAATTAACAAAAATAGCAGGGGCTTTTCCAAGTAACCTACTATCATTAACTAACTGCGTTGTTTTAAGGTCAGTTCCTAAGTGGTAACCAACCTTAGCAACCCCATACCCAGAGATATAAACGTAGCTACCAATAGCATAGCTAGTGTCTGTGGCTACTACTAAATCTTTATCACTAATACCTTTGTAGTACTTTGCTCCCCTAAACGCGCTAACAACTACCTTCTTCTCAGAAGAACTAGCCTCTTTCTTAAGGTCATCAAGAGTAGCTTTAGTTCCGGAACCGCTATCAGAGGTTTCTAGGTAAGTACTAGCCCCTTTTAGGGTTCCCATACCCATCATCCATCCATTCGTCCCTAGTAAACTAGCCACTTCTTGAATGGTACCTAACTTCATCTGCATTAATGCTTTAAGTAGGGAGTTTCCCGTAATCTGGTATACAATGGACGAGCTATCATATTCACCAATTCTTTTTGCTGAACCAACCATCCCAACCATAATAACATCATTTTTAACATTATTTGGTTTACCGGGGTTTATTTTTATAATTATGATGTCGTTAGGAGATAGTATGCGGTCAAACCTTTCAGAACCTGCTAGGTTAAGAGTAAAGGTACCACTATCATCATTCATGTCATTAGTAGTTAAAAAGCTAATAATTCCTGCTGATATGTCTCCTTTATTCAGTACAAGTCCATTATCTGACTTCTCTTCACTTGTATCGAAAGTTAAGGAAAATTGATTGTTGTCTGTAATAAATGTAACCTGTATGGTTGGCTTTCTTACATAGGCCTGTTTATTTTGCATTATATACCTCAACTTGTTGTTTACATATACTTCTATTATACCATTTGAATGGTTTTAATCTGGTGTTCTAATCAATAATATAGTGCAATAAAAAAGAAAGCAGAATATACTACTTTCTTTTAGTTTCATTTGGATTTACATTGTTAAACAAGTTATCAAGTACACCCTCAACACTTGTTGTTACTTGAGAAGTATCTGTAACTTCACCTTGATGATTTACAGTACCAGAAATGATAACCTTAGTAGTTGAGCCACTTCCAGTAGCTGCACCCTTTTTAGTACCTGTGTTCTTATAGTTTTGGAACGGACTTGTAGAACTATCAGAGCTTGAGGCTGAGTCAGAGGAGGCTGAACTAGTTAATACATCCTTTTTAGTTACTGCTCGTCCATACTTGTTTACAAAAACGTCGTCGTCCTTAATGTTTTTGGCACGTAAAGCTTCTGCCTGTATCTTTCGGTTTGTTAAACTCTCATCACTTTTTTGTTGTGAGCCTTTTGCGCCAGTACTCGAGCCTCCGAATAATGACCCAATACCATTACCAACTAGTCCTCCAAGCATTCCTCCTAACATCATACCCCCAGGGCCACCTAGTGTACCAAGAAGTGTTCCTCCCACAGTACCTGCTAGTCCCCATGCGTCTTTTGATGTTTGTTTTTTACTGGAACCACTTACTAGGTCTGACGCTAATTGTACTCCACCTATTCCAGCCTGAGCCCATGGCAAAGCTTTTCCAACTGCTGGGGCCACCTTAGAAAGAACTCCTGTTGCTTTAGAAGCGGTGTTTTTTACAAAACCTCCTGCTGCTGTGGCACCAACAGTAGTTATACCGCTTGACACAGCCTGTCCAACCTTACTGTTGGCTACTCGGCCAGCTAGAGTTGCCTTGTTTCCTGACCTAGACATTCTAGTTGCTCCTGCTGCTCCGGCTGCTCCTGCCGCAGTTGCTGTTCCGGTAGCTGCACCTGTTTTAGAGGCTGTTCCACTAAATAATCCGCCAGAACCTTCTGAAGTTCCACTACGTATAGCGTTGCTTAACCCTGTCGATACCGTTATTTTAGCCAGAGCAGCTGCTGCACCTGCAGCTGCAGTACCTAGTATCATAACTGCTGCAGAGCCTCCTGTCATTTTTAGAGCAAAAGCGGTCATGTTTCTAGTAAGATTACCTACTGTCGTTGCCGCTTTTTCAAAAGCTGCCTGACCTTTATCCGTACTAGCGTCGGATGAGCCTTGTTGCATTTTCTTAGCCTCATCAGATGATATAGCCCCTGACTTCTGAAGCTGAGATATCATCTTTTTATTACTTAGTCCATCTAGCTTACCACTATCAGCAACCTTCATGATATCCCCAGCAGTTTTGCTAGTTACTGATACACCGAAGTTTGTCTTTAATGATTGTGCTAAGAAGGAGCTACTTCTTGGGCCAAACATCTTACCTACGCCCGCTATTGCCTTTAGATTAGTTCCGTCTAATCCATTCTGTGTTTGGTCAACAATGTTGGCATACCCATTATATGAACCATTGTACTTTGAAGGATTTGATTGCATTAAAGCAAACTGCATAAAGTTACTATTAGCACCTTGCCCTATTATGGAGCTATTCATCTGGTTCATGAACGTAGCTCCGTTTTGGCCTAGAAGAGCACTATTACCTGTTGAACCTAAAGCATTTTGCATTGCTGCCTGCTCTGAAAGCCCTTCTGTAGTAGTTTGTCCTCCTCGAGCAGAAGCATAAGTACCTAAAATACCAGATAATTGAGAGGACTGGCTATAACTTCTGTTAGTTAAACCGGCCTGTTTCAGAGAGCCATAGAACGCGTCTTGAACATCCTTCAGACCTCCTGCGTCACCTGTTGTGTTGTTAGAGTACACACTAGTAAGAGCAGTAGATTGGTCCATTGTTAGACCATTTGTTTTTGCAAATAAACCAGTGTTAACCCCTGCAGAAGACATATCAGACTCTGAGGTATAACCCCGACCTTCCATATAGGCATTTTCTGCTTGAAGCATGTTACTGCCAGTTAGTCCATACTGCATTCCAGCCCGTTGAGCACTCAATTGAGCTGCCCTAGAGTCATAAGTACCGTTAGAGGCCCCTATTGCCCTAGTATATGGTTGATTTTGGCTTATAACACTATTTCCTTGTGCTGCTAGTCCTACAGTAGCTGCAGCACCTCCATATACAACGCCGTTAGCTATATTTTGGGAACGCCTATACAAAATGCTACTTACGCCAGAAGTAGGCGCGTACTTAGCATTATCACTCTGCATTGATGAATTTAGCTTCTCGTAGCCACTTTTTTCTTTCTCAAGGCTTTTAATGTAGTCATTTATACCTTCGTTTTGTTTACGAAGCAAGTCACGCTGTGATTGAAGCTGTTCAACAACGTTCTTTTCAGCTTGTGATAGCTGTGAGTGTTCTCGTCCATTATATGTTGAACTTATCTGTGACTGAAGGGCATCACGAGCATTGTTGTTGTTAGACCTGAGACTTTGGAGGTTATCAATCTTTCCTCCTGTATCACTATACTTACCATTGTCAGTTAGTCTATTATAGGCTCTATTTAGGTTATTATTAGCTGTAATTCTTTCCCCAGCGCTAATATAACCGCCAGACTCTATCCTGTTACCAATTCTACGCGTACTTTGTTCTAGAGACCTATTCTCCGTTCCAGAGTCCCTAGATAAATTAGCGTAACGATGACGTTCTTCACTCAAAGAGTATTTTGCGTCTTCCCTTTGTCTTGCTAATTGAGGGGCTTCATTTACTCTAGGTGTATAGTAACCAGGATTTCCTTTTGTGATATCTCTAACAGTTACAGGTTTAGTAGCTTCACGAGTATTAGTATATGTCCTAGTAGCACTTACTTTAGTTTCCCGAAGATTATTAAATGCTTGTTGCTGGTTTTTACGTGATTTAACTGTTCCACCAGCAGATAAGTTAGTATTTAATTCACTAGCATCAGATACAGCCATTGAGATAGAACGCCTTAAGGCTTCAATACGTTCTATATTTTTATTAATTGAGCCAACGTTTTGCTCTAGGCTGTCAGTATAGTTGGCGTCGTCCCCCAAAGAAGATAACTCAGATTTAAGTTGAGCCATTTGGCTTTTAAGTTGTTCATCTCTGGCCTCGAACTCTAATGATATCTTATCTGCCATTTTATCCCCTTAAATCTCGTCTACGTCACTGCTATCATCCTGGAAGTTTAGCTTACTACTTCTATCTGATAATTCTTTGTTATGCTTTGAAGTGAACTCATCTATGCCCTGCTTAGTTCGTTCAATATTCTCTTTATACTTGTCCATGTTATTTAAAACATCATCTAGTAGTTCTTGACGCTTACTAAAGGCCTCATTACCAAGAAGGTTTTTAATTTGGTCAGTATCATCTTTTTCACCACCATAATCCATTTCACCTTCCCAAGAGTACTCAGGGTCATACTTAAAGCTATCTTCTTTCCACCCTTTAGATTGCAACTCTTCTTCTTTGTAGTCAAGATTTAGAGACGTAACCATAAACTCTAATTGGGCTGAGGTCATGTTATAAAAGTCAGGTGAAGCAGGTGTTAACTTGAACTCCCGCATTATTCTAAATAAGTTCCTAGCATAGTTGTTACGAACTAAGAGGGGCATTCCTCCAGCTTTGTTAACCTTTTTAGATAAACTATCCTCGAAATCGACTCATCCACACTAGCAAGTCATCCGCTATTGCATTTAAAATATCAGGTCTTGCATGACCATCAAGAGCAAAGTAGTCCTCTACTTCCTCAGTCTCTGACCCATCTTTATCTGTTAGGAACACTTTTGTGTTTTTACCAAGCTCATTGATTGTTACTAACGTTTGATAAATTCTATTTGTATAAAAGCTTTGCTCAGTACCTCTGAATAATTCTGATACAGTTGCATCTATACTAGCTTGTTGAAGTAAATTAGGATACTTAACAGATAAGTGTATTGCTAACTTTAATTCTTCAAACTTATAGTCTTTTCTGAAAGTATCATTTTTACCAAAAACAACAAGGTCAATTGCCTCGAAAGTATCCTTGTTTGCTTTTCGTTCCTCAATTATTTCTTTGTCTGTTAATTCTTTATCTGCCAAGATAGTTACCTTCCTAATTGTGTTTTTTACTGACGCACTTCGTTTGTCGGCCTACCAAAATTCACTCTCCGTCCACTTCGTTCGGACGAATAGCAAATTTAGGCAGGTTTTATTATAAATAAGAACCCATTAATATCACTATTTAACCATCTAAATGATAATATAAGAGGGGCTTAAAAACATAGGGTTAACCACAAAATGATAGTATTAACCCTATAAAAGAATAATAGACCCCGCTATTATTCAGTATGGCTATACTATCATACAAATTGTATTACACATCTAAAACATGATAAGACCTGTCCTTCACTCAATGTGCACCCATCAGGCGTTATTATTAGCTACCCATTAAGGAGTTTACATACACCTTGAATACCTTAAGAACTCTCACTAATAAAATTACTTCCTTACCTACTTCTGTAGGCTAAACTAGCCGTTACACTAATTCACCAATTACTTATTTTTAACTCCAAGTAATCAAGGAGTTTCACTTTACGCAGATTTTTTATCCAGTATCTTCTGTCTCTCACCCAAAGTTTTCCACGGATTAACCAAAGACTGCCAGGGGCTGACAGTACTACATTAAGAACCCACGCATAGTGGATAACTATTTATATATGTTACAGTTATTCACTATACACTAAAAAACCTTTTGTGTCAATAAAAACCCCTAACTATATTTTAACATACAGTTAGGGGTTTACATGTTGTCTATTTAATTATGCTGTTCCAGAGTTCAAGAAGAAGAAGTTAGCTGTTTCACTAACATATTCGTTAGCACGATAATCTGTGCTGTAGTTCTGAATTGAACATCCTTGATAGATTTCAATAATACTTCCATCAATTTTACTTTCAACAACAATATCAAATATTGCAGTTTTAAGCACGTCAGAGCCTAGAGGGGCTAGACCAACAGAAGCTAAAGTATCTTTACGAATACGCATACGGTTTAATGCTGCAGTACCTGTAAATTTAAGGAAATCATGCTCTACAGGCATATAGTTGCCTAGTTCATATAATCCTTCAGTACCGAAGTCACGTTGTGAAGAAAGTGATTGTGCACGGCCAACCTCAACGTTACCAACTCGGATACTTACCGTATTACCTGTATGAACAGTTTGTGAATTAATATCTGCCATTATTTAGTATCCTTTCTTATTGAGAAACCTGTGTTTCAGTTGAGTAACTCATAGTAGCAATAATCTTGTTGATACCTCGTGAAGGGTAAACACTAAAGCTAATATTTATTGTGTCTCCAAACAAGGAAGCCACAATATCAGATGAGTCATAATCCTGAATAACACCTTGGTTTTTACGAACAAGTAAGAATGTTGATACAGCAACCTTAACATCATTTGCTGTTGTAGAGGTACTCCTGGTACCAATAAACTTGCTATCTAATTCTTGTCGTAAATCTGTTACTAAGAAGTCCGTTTCTTCACGCAAAGACATTGTGCTAGATACAGGGTCATTGTCATCATTCATTGTTGTAGGGTCTCCCGTAAACCTAAATGATGTTTGTCCTGTGTTAGCATTTCGAGACTTTTCAGAAACGATAACCCCTGATGAGTATAAAGTATCTAGTTCATCTGAGGTATATTGCTTTAATGATTGCAAAACACGGATTGTTTTAAATGTAAGAGGTGTTCCTGTTGGCATACCTGAGAGTAATCCAGCTACAAATCCCGTAGCAACATAAGCAGGCATGTTATACTTACGGCCATCTGCCATTAAAACAGAGTAGTCATCTGCCAGCAATGAAATTCTTGAAGAATAGAGTGCGGCTTTACGAGATAAAGTGTACTGAAGTGGTTCACCAAGTTCTCCTCCTACGATAGCAGCCATTGGGTATCCACTCGTTGTTAAATCAGTTAATACTGCGCTTAATTCAGAGTGTATGCCCTGTACTGGAGTTACCGGTACTGCATAATATGCAAAGGGGATGTCGTCAGTTCTCAATTTATCAAAATATGTTGACCAAGATGTTGGAACTGAACCATCAGAGCCACCTTGTAGAGATGTCAATGAGAAATTTGTTAGTGTCATCTTTTATAACCTTTCTAATTTTTAACCAACAGCTGGTTTAGTCGTGGTTGTAGTTGTCGACGGAGCCACAGTTGTACTAGTTGTTGTTGTAGGTGCTACTGTGGTCGTCGTCGTTACGGGCGCACTGTTGTAGTACTCGTAGTTGTTCCGGGGTTTTCTTTTGGTAGTTCAGCAATAACTAAGCTAGAGTACTGAAGTTGGTTAATCAAGTCACCGACTATCGACGTTAGGTTTGCAGATACATCTTTTGTTACAGGTGTTTCACTTAAGTCCTCTATTAATGACAGGTTAATATTTTTATCCCCATAAGGTAAAACAAAGGCCTGGAAGTCAGATAATAAGTTAATTTGAGTAACAAGGGAAGAAACTGTTAGGTCACTAGTCAATATAAACTGCGCCACTACTTCTGCAGAAGCCTTATCAGCCCCTGAACTAAGAGTAATTACTTTATTTTTTATTGAGACTGCGGCGTAGGGAACAGTCGATGTAGGCTTTAAGTTAACATCAACAATTCGTCCAAGATTATCGTAAACCTCTCGTGCTTGAGTAACTGAGTCGTATGCAGTAAACTTATGTGAGCCTTCTAGTGTCCCGTCCTCTAACTTGATTGATACGCGGTTACCGTCAACACCATATTGGTATGAACGGAATATGATATCACTAGTTGAATATAGAGCACGTGTAGCTGTATCAACTCTCATTGCATATATAATACCCGCACCTTGTAGAGAGTCAGAAGGGCGCCATGCGACCTCGATAAAGTCTAGTAAGGGCCCACTTTTAAATATGGACTTTGCTTGTGCATAGGAAGTTACTTTATAAAACTCTCCTGGTTGTCCGCCTTTTGCTGAGCCAAAAACAGTAATAGCTTTTTGAGAACCGGAACTATTTGCCCCGATACCAGAGCTATCAACAACAACTTTTGTGTGTGGACGAGTGCGGTTATCGTTTGGATAAACTTCTAATGTCATTATATAATGCCTTTCTTATTTAAACTTTTATTTATCATCACCTAAGTTAATTAGGATTTTAGATATTTTTTGTCGATTGATACTATCAAGGAGGTAGTCAACCTTATATTCTAGGTCAAACTCTCTTCCAAATAATATCCCCGGTGTTCCTGGAGCGTAGTCTTCAAGAGGTAGGGGTGCTTGAACAGTAAAGTTACCTAAGTTATACTTAGTGAACTCCTTTTTTCTCATGAGGATTATTAGTGCCTTGATTATTGAGTCAAGGGCTCGAATATCATCTAAATTGTTAGATACTATAAGTACACTAGCAGACTCCTCAACCACAAATCCATATCCCATACCGGGCTTATCTTTGGCTAGTAAAGGTGCATAGTTTACCTGTAGTGTGTCTTCATCATAGTTGATACTGTTTAATAGTTCCGGAGATATATTTTCAATTACCAAATACCCTCTGTCATCAAATGATATATCTTTTGAGGTAAAGTTAGGTATAACAACTGTTGATATGTCAGGTACATTGTTAATGTAGACACCCATGGTTGTGTTATTAATTCTAAATACCTTACGCTTTACTTCTTTAATAATAGGGTTATTATCGTTATCGAAGCCACCACCTGACATACCGATATTTCCTATATCTTCTTTACCAGAGCCAAGACCAACTAGTACAAAAGTACCTGGTTTTTTTAAGTCTTCTGGCCAATTGGTTAATACAGGAATACCTACTCCATCCGCAGTACGCTCACCGTTACTATCAAAAACATCAGCATAGTTCTTGATGAAAGAGTTTTTTACATCATCTTCCATATCTTCAAGTACCACACTAATAATATAGCGGTCGGCAAAAAATGACTTTAATCCTCTATCAATCTCACGTCTAACGTGTGTTACCAAATTAGGTACCATTATATTTTAAACCTCCGACTGTCTAATTCTTTGTCGTATTAAGCTTGCGACGTCACTCTGAAGCCTCTTTGATGAATTATTGGATGTTATATTTTTCCTATTTATAACCCAAGATTGAGGGGCAGACCTATCACTAACTGTTCTAAAAGCAACATATGAATTCCTAGAACCACTAGCGTTTTTAGTAGCTGTTATATTCCCGGTTGGTTTAGCAGGAACAAGGGTAGGCAGTGTCAAGCTCTGAAGGCTAGAGTACTGTTTTTCAAAGAGAGAGCTAATATCCACAGTAGCTGAAGTGTTTGGCGCTAAGTCACTGAAAGCAGACCTAATTTCATCGTATGTTTTACGACCACTTGTTTTAACCAAATTACGGCTACTAATATTAATAGGTATTACAAGATACCATCCCCCGTTCTTTTTACGTTTTACCTTTGAGCTACGCATAAACATTGGCTTTAAATCAATAACCCCTCGGTTAGTTAACTTTCCTATTGTAGCCTCCATTCGTCCTGAGGTAACACGAACATCAGCCCCAGAACGGGATAACGCTTTAGCAGAGTCTTTCATTACTCCTGCTTTATAGGCATTAGATATATAGTCAGCTGTTCTTGCGTAATGCTCCAAACTATCTGGCAACGTTACTTTTACTTTCATTATCGGTCTCCAAACATGTTTCCAATATCTGGGTCATCAATTAAGCTAACCTTAGGGTCTAAGGCCACTGGTGTTGCCTTTTCATTATCATTTATAACGGAAGGAACGTACATATCCTCTCTTCGTACCATAAGAAGAGAAGGTAGTGTTTCAAATCCAGAAGAACTATTAATTTTTCTAGGGTCTCCTTCATACTGATATCGTCCTTCTCTTATAAAGTCAACGACGTAAAATCTTAAGGCAACCGTCATGTTAATTGATAAGTACTTCCCTACCATATCTTGTGTTGGTCTAAATAGATTTTTGTCATAATCTATTAAGTTGTTTATTTCTTCGCTATTTAATGTTATAACAGGGTCATATCCATAGATTACGTTTTTGATATCTATAACATCGTATCTCATGTCAATACCGTGGGTTACATCACGCTGGGTAACCTTTACTAGCATAGACTCAGGTATAGGTCTATCATTAAAAGATAACCTATCTCTAAACCCAATATAAGGGCTATCTTCTGCTGTAGTTGTTGCTAAAGCGGTACCGCTAAAGGATAATCCTACCTCCCCATTTTTTGTACCTCGTGCCATAGATTGTAAAGCAATAGATGTTTCTTTAGGTGGCAAAAAGGCAAATCCAAGTCCGTGACAAATAGGACAATCACTCTTTGGCAATCCTGTTTCTGACCGGCATGTGCACAAGTAAGACCTTTCCCATGATACATGAGCACCACGGTTAATTATAAACTTCTGTATGTTTGAAAACTCAAAGTTTAGTTTGTCATCTGCGCTATAGTTTTCTTGTACTTCCCAATCTGCCATGTATTTGTTTTCCTTTCTATACTCAAGTAATAATATAGTAAACATTGAAATCAGCCTGGGTGCTTGCGTTTTACTATATTTATGGTATACTGTATCTAATGGTAAGAACTGGAGGATATTAAATGATTGATATAGACAACGCCATGGAATCGAAATATGTACGTAGGATTTTAGAAACAGGCAAAGAAGGAGTACTAGATGAGGCAAGTAAAGAAGGCATATCGACAAAGCTAGTACTAGAGCGCTTCAGAAATAGACGTATAAAAAAGTATCCTATATCTATTATAACATCTATAGAAGATGTTAACTTCCTTCTTAGTTACTTTTCTAATGATACTTACAGAATAGCCTTACTTTTCTCCACTAGTGAAAATAAAATAATCAGTATTATCAATAAAATAGTATTAAGTGATAGCACTTTTTATAACTTGTACATAGTAAAAAACATGTCTTACTTAGAAATAGCAAAGGAGTACCTTGATTACCCTTCAATTACTCCTTCCTATCTAAAAAGGCGTAATATAAAACTTAAATATACTAAGTCTACCCAAAATAGTATGGCTGGGCTTAAAAATAAGTATCTAAGTAATCCAGAGAAAATAAAAAAGGCTTCTGAGAAACGGGCTATAACTAATACTGAAAGGTATGGTAGTCCTGTTCCATTAAAAAACAGTTCTATACTTGAAAAAACAAAAAATACTAATTTAAAAAGGTATGGTGTCAGTAATGTTGGCCAAGTAAAAGAGTATAATAAAAAAAGAGCTCAAACCATCCTGAAAAAGTGGGGAGCAAGTAATTTTAAGAGTTCCAATTACTTTCGTTCAGAATGCCTATCTAATACCTTTTTTAAAACTAAGTGGGTTAACACACCAGAAGAGGCTATAGGTTTGTTGACAACAGATAATAAAGACGGCGTAATGAACAGTAGACTTAGGGGGATGGTAGAAAAAGTTGCTGAAGAGCGCGGAGTTAAAAAATTAACACTGACAGATGTAGCCAATATAATTGGCGTCCCTTACTCTTACATCAACTCTAGTACACGGTCACCTGCCTATATATCTATTGATGGTAACCCTATACTATACAGCAATAGAACTGGTGAAGAGAACGAACTAGGTGAGTATTTGAACTCCTTGAATGTTACCTTTATTAGAAATAAGCACTATGAAGAGTTGAATGGTATGCAACTAGACTATTATATACCTGAGAAAAAGGTTGCGCTAGAGTTTAATGGCGCGTACTACCATGCCACCGATGGTAGCCAACGAGGAAAACGTAGAGAATATCATAATGAAAAAACAGAGTTGGCCCGTAGTAACATGGGTGTAACCGTGTTTCATGTCTGGTCTTATGATTGGGAAAACCCTGTACGTAAAAGCATACTAAAATCACAGATTGCCTATATGCTAAATAGCAAACAAATTAAAAAGATATATGCTAGGAAGACAACTATAAAACCTATAGAAGCCTCAGAAGCAAGAACGTTTTTTGAATACAACCATATACAAGGGGGTGCAGGGTCTGAGGGTTCTGTAAGATATGGTCTATTTGACCAACAGGGAGAGTTAGTTGCTGCTATGTCATTTGGACGACGCTACCGAGGGAAAGAATATTGGGAATTAATCAGATATGCAAATAAAAAGTTTACAACGACTGTTGGAGGAGCAAGTAAGTTGTTGGCACAGTTTGAAAAAGAATACCCGGATAAAAGCATTATAAGCTACCTTAATAGGGACTTTGGAAAAGATATTAATCGGTCTATGTATACTAAAATAGGATTTGTGTATCAAGGACGAACAAAAGAAGGGTATCACTGGATACGCACTAAAGATAATCTAGTAATTAACCGACAAAAGGTTACTCCTAAAAACCTTGTACGTTATACTGAGGGGACTAGAATAGAACCATTCACAGGCGCCACACGTGATTTTAGAAAGATAGATACTAAGGAGACAGAGAAGAGCTATATGCTCCGTAATGGATTCTTAAGAGTGTACAATGCAGGAAACGATATTTATATAAAAGAAAAGAGCCTCTAATGGCTCTTTTTTTATATCATTGAAATTCGTGGACCAAACTTAGCATCAAGACCTGATGAGTATTGAGCAATATCCTTATCTAACTGCATTATATCAGCCTGCATACCACCATACATGGCACTGGCAGTTGATGTTTTCTGTTCCGTTATTCCATCAATAGATAATGACTGTGACGCAATACCAGGGCTTAATATTAACCTACCAAACACCTGTAGTACCTCTTTGGCAGCCTGCTTTAGTATAACCCATAATAGTTCTGTTGGTAACTCCCAAGCCTGTTCTACACCCTCACGTGCCTGTGGTAGCATACCAGCCACGTAGTTTACATGGAACGCCTGTGGAGCAGTTGATGAGTTCTGTCCATAGGGCATTAAACTATAAGATAATATGTTATTAGCCTGCAGGTCATTATAGTTGGTTAGCATACCATGTCCCATACCTGACATACCATACTGTGTGCCAAACCCCGGCATTATCTGCAACGTTCCAGCTAAGGACTCTACTTTCCACCACCGGGTAGGAAAGTTTATAAATCCTCCCCCGTTTAGGTTAATATCAAAGTGTTCTACCTGTAATACAGGTCGATGTAACAGCTTTTGATACATGTAGCTGTTTGCTTCATTAAGGTTAAAGTCCTTTTCCTCTACTACGAACCGGGGAAGTATGGAAACATCAAACCTTTTTTCAGCCCAACCAACAGCGCTTTTAATAGCCTGCTTATAGTAGCTGTCAGGTAAAGCCTTACCAGTAACAGGGTCTACAACAGGAGTACCAAACATCTGGCCCTTAACTGCGTCTATAGTTATACCAAAATTGTCTAGTTTATATTCATTAACTTGCTCGGGTTGGACCCGTTGAGGGTTTCCCTGCCCATAAGGCTTATTAAAATCTTGGTTATAGACATCCATTAGTTATTCCTCTGTTTCTTTTTTTGTTACTTTCCTAGTTGTTTTTCTAGTAGTTGGCTTCTTTTTAGGTGTCTCTTCAACCTTTTTTTCCTCTTCTACTTTTTCAACTTCTTCTTCAGGAACTAGGGGGTCTTCCACAACGGGACGGTCTTCACTAATAAACCCAAAAGACCTCACTAACATAGCCTCTGTATTACTATCAGAGTCAGTATATCCTTCATCGTCTATAGTTAACTTACCCATACTTGTTCCAATTACTTTACCGCTGTAAACTTTATTTTTAACTGTCATTACTAGTCTCCTTTTATTTGGCCATATTAAGCCCATACTTACATTATATCACACATTAAGTGTTATACTACTGTATAACAAAAAAGACCCCATAAGGGCCTTATAATGCTTATTAATATACTTGTGCCTTAACGTTGCTCAAACGAACGAACTTCTTTGGAGCATATAGTACCAATCCACCATACCACAATACCGCGAACTGCACAGCAGCCTTATATTGTGCAAGGTCAATACGTTGCATAGGGTTAAGTTCAGCCAATTCGATAACGTCTTGCGTCATTTGACCAACGAACACGTCAGCTGTACCAGGAATTTCATCGTTTTTATCAACAAACGAGATGTGGTATGCACCAGCTGAAACGGTTGCCTTGAAGAAAGGAACACGGCCAATTAAGAAGAACTTACCTGTAGTAAGGTCCTTACGGAATACTTGAACGAAACTAGGAGCACCAATTAATTGTACACCAGCGTTAATGTCCAATGATACTTCTGAAGCGTTTCCACTTGACAAATCAGTGTCTACAAAGCTAATAGCTGAGGCAGTTCCGTTTTCAGAAATAATACGAACAGCATAGCTAGCTTTTTCTTTAACATCATCGTCTGAGAACTTACCCGCACCTGCGCTAACTTTAGCAGTCAAAACTGGAGCAGCAGGGGCTTGTGGCTTAACTTGTTCATTGACGTTCAAAATTTTATCATTCATCATGATAGCTGAAGGGAACAACTTCAATGAGCTACCTTGAGAAGAAACGAATGTTGGAACAGTGAAACCAGCATTAATATCAACCGCTGAACCTTGAGTAACCCATTGACGGTTCAATTGGTTGTTAACGAAGGCTGCTTGAACACCAACAGGCATATAAACAGAGTCTGGTTCACCATAGTTTTCTGCAATTTTAACAGCGGCAGCGTTCAAATCTGTTTCTGTTAAAATCTTTCCCTTCAAGTCAATAACGTTTTCATCTGGGATTAACTTAATCAATCCATCGAATTCGTTACCTTGGTGCTCACCCTTAGAAGATAGGTCACCATCACCATAGAAGATACCATATTCAATACTCTTGGCAACAACCATCATGGCTGAGTTAACCATCATATCCATAGGATTTTTTGTGTTGTTAACTTGCAATGAAAGAATAGAAGCTTGACGAGTATCACCAACAATCTTCATAGCAACATACTTACGTGTTACACTGAAGTCGTTGACATCAGCAATTTCCATTTCTTGAATGTATCGTGACGAACCTGACTCACCATATCCGTCTTGGATAGTATATTCGTAGGCTGTAGCTTGTGCAACGCCACGAGGAATAGTATTATAGATAGTAAAGTTACGACTACCAAATGTAATATTCTTAACGTCGGCAGCTAAATCTTGCCTACGTAGGGCTGTACCACCAGTATCACCAGGTACCGCAACTCCATTTCCTGTCGTTACGGCTTTGGCAAATGGAGTACCGCCATTAAGTCCAGCTAATGCTTGAGCTAATCCATCCCCAGCATTTACCAATTCTTTAAAATCTGTCATTTATTGTAGCTCCTTATGATTGTTTATTATTAGCTATTTCTAAGGTTTTGTTACCTTACAGTATATAATATAAGCGTAGTTAAAAAGTGGTGTTTATCCCCTAATAACTTAGTAAAATACTAAAACCTACGTAAGATAGAGGTAATTGTTTTTGTGTCTTCCTGGGTACCTTCACCTTGGTTCAAATGCCTCAAAGCCGTGGTATAGTTGGTCCTATCATCTGCATTTAGTTGAGGGTATACTTCCCGGTAAGCAGACGTAAACTGTGCAAGAACCTCTGCAGGGTCTACTTCATTTTCCCCACCTGCGGCGCCTTCATTTGATGTTTCTACCTGTGGCTCTTCAATAGCAGGTCGTTTTTCTGGAGTTTCCTCAGGAGCAACTGCTACAGACTTCCTAGAACCTGTACCTTCTTGTGGAGCTTCGTTTTCTGAGCTCACCGAAGGTACATCCAGTGTAAACTTTCCTTCAAAGTCCTTGAGCCTATCAGTAACGTTTGTTAACTTATCATCAAGTTTCTTGATAATTCCTGCCATCTCTTCAATAATAGCACTTTCCTTTTTAGGCTCTTTAGTACCCTTTTCAGGAGTAGGAGCCACTTCTGGTGCTGCTGCAGGAACAGTTGTCGTTTCTGTTGTAACTGGGGCAGTTGTTGTTTCTGTTGTTGCAGGAGCCTCAGCTGTTACTGGAGTATCCTCAGAGGGAGCTGGAGCAGCTGGCGTTTCTGTTGTCACTGGTTTTGGTTCTTCCACGGGTTTATCTTCCTTATCTTTAGTCTTAGTATCTTCTTGCTTGTTTTCGTCATCGTTAGGAGTAGACTTATCACCCTCATCGTTAACCACATCAGAGGTTTCAGAAGGTTCTGTTACTTCGTCGTCAGGAGTAACTTTGCTTTTAGGAGTATCTTCTGAACTTTCTTTATCTGTGTTAGTAACAGGGTTTTCCTCTATTTCAGAAACCTCTCCCGTTTCAGAGGAATTAGTTTCTGTAGGCACCTCCGGTTCATCATCTATATTTAATAATTCTTTAAAAGTCGTTGCCATTCTAATCCTTTCCTAGAATACTTTGAGCCTTGCGCTTAGAGTATCCTTTATGTATTTGTAAAAATAATGCTGCAGTAGGTTTATCAAAACGGTGCTCTTCGTCTAGTGCTTTAGCAACCCTAGTCCAATCATCCTCTGAGAAATCCTGAGATGCATAAGAAATATTTCTTATGTTGCGTGCAATTACCTGTCGCCTTAGGGCTTTCCCTCCAGTATCTCCTGGAAGTACTACATCATTTCCGGTAGTTAAAGACTTTGTAAAGGCTTGCCATGAAGCGTGCTTATTTTTTGGGTTGACTGTTAGTGCAACGTTTTTAATAAATACGTTCTTCATAATTCGAGGGTTCTGTGGGTCTCGATGTGAAAAAGACCCTTCAATACTAAACCCCAGCATATTTTCTGGAGTACTATCTTCCTCTCCGTTATCAATACGCTTAGCTAATTCCCACATCTTATCTGCATAAGGATTATCTGAGAATAGTTTTGCCTCAACAAAGAGTCCTCTATTAGGGTCGATATAGCTTTTATCTGTTGGCATACCAATCTTAAACATATCTCCTTGTTCATGTTCATAGTTTATATAACCACGAGACATAAAAGAAGTAATGTTTATTTCTGAGGGTAGTACCACGTCACCAACAACGTCTTCTTCTGGGGTTGACGCGTAACCGCGCACAAATCGACCATGTTCTTCGTCGCTCTTAAGAGATTTTTCTATAGGTAAAAAAATACTAAAATCTTGTGTGCTTTCGTTGTCTTTCATCGTAATCTCCAACCTTAATTTAATTATAACATATATTTTTCATGTTATTAGTGTTCTTCACAGTAATAATATAGCAAAATAAAAAAGCCTTAGTAGGCTTTACTTTTTATTACGTTGCTTAGATGACTGTGTTTCTCTAGGTTGGCCATTCTGCATAATACTATTATCTGTTTGCTGAACATCTGCTGGTACCTCTGAGTTAGCAGGATTAGCATTTTCTTCTTTTTTATCAGCCTTTTTATCTTGTGCTTTTTGATAATTAAATGCCCTATCAGCGTTTTTCTGAGATTGCAATTGACCGCTATAGTTAACCCAGTGTTGGTTGAGTATAACCTCACCCTTTTTATCTGGTAGAGGGTCTTTTCCTAACAAGGCTCTTCCTTCATCCAGGTAAGAGGTATTGGTAACTTCAGTAACAACTTTGTTTAACATTTGTATTTCATGTTGTAACTCGTTACCAGTGAACCTAAATAGGTACTCTCCTTCTCCAAATTTAGATACGATATTATCATTAACAAGGTCTTCTATAAAGTCTAGTAAAGGAGATAATCCTTTATCCTTAGATAATTCTGAAAGCTCTGACTTAGACGATTCCTGCAAAGAGTTTCCCTTAGACCCGGTTGCACCACCTCGGTTTGGGAACCCTATTTCTGCAGGGTCAACACCAAAGTTAGAGGTAATTATGTTTATTAGGTAGTTAATCCACTTTTCAAACTCCATGTCTTTTGATGACTGGTTCATGTTAATAAACTTGGCATCCTGGGCGTTAACTACAGGTGTCTTCCAAGCACCATTAGCTCCCATAAAACGAGCTGACCAGTCTCGTCTAAAGTCCTCCATAGCTTGCTGTGTCATTGGGTTATTTTCACCGGGATTTATTAGCAAAAGGCCATTAGTAGTTCCTCCTTGAGTGAAATACTTATTATTAAACTCTTCAGTCATGGAGTGATATGATACCTGGTTTAATACAACCTCTAAAGGAGATAGCCCATACTGATAGGCATAAATGTCTGTTCTTGGGTTCATGACGTCAAAAGTTAGTTCACCTTCTTTATAGTAAACTGCCTTGTCATCCCCTATTTTTTGTATATACTTATCCTCTGTTTTACCTGTAGGGCGGTTACCATTAGCATCAACTACATAGTATACACTACCGGCGTCAACGGCATAAAATGACATAAGCTGAGTACGAGAGTTTCTTTTGTAAACAAGCTCTGTGTTAGCTTGGTCATAAGTTAGCACATCACGAACAGTCTGCTTAAGCCAGGTCCTGAAATTAATACCGGTAGAGCGGTCTTCACTAGTATAGTGGAGAAATTCTTCGATATTCTTTATTTCTTTAGTTTGAGTAGGATTTGGTTTGTTCTCTTTTTCCTTAAGCACAACCTCGAATCCAACACCGTCCAACGTATAACGAGAAGGTGTCCCAAATGCAGCTACCTGATTAGCACGTAAGTTAATAATTGAATTAACTACACTCTTTTTTGAGTAAGCACTTAATAGCTGGTTAAGGTCCCTATAGTTACCCTGACTATTTTTGCTTTGGTAAAATTTATTACCAACCATATCAACAGCCCCTAAAATAGAAATAGGAGTAGCATAGCTTATTTTTTTACCAGAAAACCCCTTCTTAAAGTCAGACCCTTGATTTAACTGGTTATAAGAAGCAATAGCCTCTTTTTCTTTACTTTCAATCTTAACTGCCAAATTATCATCTAACTTCTCAACAATCGGTAGCGCCTTATGTTTTTTTATAAAAATGTTACGCAAGTTATTTCACCTCACCATATATATTCAATGGCCTATTCTTAAGTAGTTCCATATTTACAAGTTCGTTTTCAGCACTGCCTTTGTAGTGCTCTGAGTGTAGCAGCTTTTTTGAAGACGTGTGGATGAAAGCTTTTTTATCTTTACGAACAGAAAGGTCATCCACCTCTATTAATACATCTTCATTAATATCATAGAGCAAAGTTAAATTTGTTGAGTATATTCCTGCAAGTAAATAAAGTTTATTATCATGAGTGACTTTGATACCTACATTAGTGCCACCCATATACTTGTAAATTGACAGAGTATACGCCCAGTCAGTTGAATGTGACTTAGCTTTTGTTATTTGCTTTGCTCTTACCCACAACGGGTCTTCTATTTTAGCCATCTCTACCTCACTGAATAATATAGGCGAAGGCACTTAAATTACAGTAATCCTAAAACAGATAACTCACTTTTTATCTTTTTTAGAGTATCTGCTTTTCCATTCTCTGTGCTTAAGTCATGTAATCCTACGTCTATTTTTATTTTAGGAGAAATATCATAATTATCATACCATTCTTGATATTCATTCCATAATGTTCTGTAATACTCAAGTAAACCGTCATTATTGTCTACTTGTTCATAGTCTCGTCCTCGTTTACTAATCCTAGAAATTATAGTATCAAAGTCGGCGTGCAAGTATACTAGTAAGTCAGGAGATTTTTTAGGCATCCCAGCTAGTTCTTCCATCATATTACTTAAAAGGCTCTCGTAAACGGCCAACTCTTCCTTAGTTAAGTTACCATTCTTGTAATTTATTTGAGTAAATAGTAGGTCTTCAAAGATACTGCGGTCTAGCACGTTATTATTTTCTTTATAGGCCTTTTTAATTAAGTCAAATCTCTTGTTTAAAAAATAAATTTGTAATAAAAACCCATATTCTTTAGGGTTTTCATAGTATAGAGGTAAAATAGGGTTATCACCCACAGGTTCATAAAAAGGTTTCGTACCTAGTTCTTCTGATAGTATCTTTGTTAGTGTAGACTTTCCAACACCAATTGTTCCCGCCATTACAATCATCAATTTATTGCTTCCTTTTCTACTTTATAGTCTATATCTATTATACCATACAATAGAAGTAAGCAACTTAGTAATAGCTAGAGCACTATTATCAGGCATATAAAGCGTTTTTGTCCCTATTAGAACAAGTTAAATATCTATGAAGTCATTGATACTAGTATATTTATGGCCTATAAAGGATAATTAAGCTAGCTCCCTAACAACAGTATAATTACTGTATATATAAATAATATTATAATAATATTAGGTACTTAGCTTAATAAAAAAATACAGGTAATAAAACCTAATGTATCAAGAAGTTTTAACCTATTACTTTATGTTTTAATAGGGACAAAATACAGGTTAAGCCTTGGTATATATGTAATTTAACTATTATTAAAAATATAGTGTATCAGGAGTATTTAGACTATTTGTACAGCGTTTCATTCAATTATTTCATGTTCTAATAGAGACAAAAACACTTATGAACGTAGTAATACCAATGCTTTATAGGATTCTTCATACCATGTAATATCAAGAAAATATTATTGTAACGTGTATGTAAAGAACAGATGATATAATTAACTCATATATTATTAAACATAGCCTTTCAAAAAAAGTAGGTATTCTCAAGAACGGAATTTTTAGAGGATACTCAAAAAGGAAATAACTAAAGGTAGGGTTGCGTTTCTGTTCTACACTCTCGTAGCTACCCGTTAAATCCTCAAAGACTACTATGTCGGAAAGAGAAAATATTTATGAATAAAATTGTTAAGTCTACCTTGTTAGCTGGATTTGGTATAGCTGCTGGAGCAACCTTTGCAAGTAATGCAAGTGCTGATACAACATATACGGTTCAATCAGGCGACACGTTAAATCAAATTTCAAAAGAATTTGGCGTATCTGTTTCAGACATTGCTACAAAAAATAACATTAATGACGTAAACTTTATTTATACAGGAGATAATCTAGTTATTGGTTCAGGTAGCTATCAAGCTACAGAAACATATACAGCAAAGCCTGCAGAACAAGTTCAAGTTACAGCGCCTGTTGTTCAAGAACAAACTACATCAACAAATATTACTTCATCAGATGTATCTGATGCCTTACAAGCATTGATTAATAGAGAATCTAGTGGTAATGTCAATGCTACTAACGGTCAATATTACGGTATCGGTCAATTATCACCACAAGCACGAGCAACATATGGTGGAAACTCGACAGATTATAATGACCAATTGAAAGCAATGAAATCATATATTGCTGCTCGTTATGGTACAGCTGAAAATGCTTGGGCACACTCAAATGCATATGGTTGGTATTAATTTATATTTATATTAACGTAAAAAGGAGGCCTTTAAAGGTCTCCTTTTTTATGCTCCAGTATATTCATAAGTTTCTCTCGACTTATTTAGCCACTTAGTATCCGCATCACGATAACTAACTTCTTCTATTGTAACGAATGCTTTGGTACTTATGCCTACCTCTACCCCGGTCTGTTCATCAAACGCATGTAAAATAGCTGGACCAGTTAATGAGTACCCACCTACTAAGTCAATTAGACCACCTACGGATGTTTTTCCATGAGGTGCTAGAAAAATATAGAATTTTCCATTTGATAGTTCAATGCGTGCATACACGATTAATGATTTACTTGAAATTTCTGTCATATCCCATTCCTTTTTATCCTAAAAACCTACTTAGAAGGGCTGTTACAACCCCACTTAATATTAGCAGACTTATTTGTATTAATAGGGAGCGCCACCTATCGGCACTATCCTTATTTGCCTTATCTAGAAGTTCGACATCCTCTTTGATATCTTGGAGGTCTTCTTTCACATTTCTGACCTCCTCTTGAAGGTCTTGGAAATCCTCATTACTTGGAAAATCCTGCTTATGGGTTTCTAACTTGTCTTTGTAGTTATCATCACCCAGTGACTCTCTGTGGTTGCTCATCACTATCCCCTTCCAAAATTACTGTGATAATGAACAATTAGTCTCCACACCTCAATTATACCACGTTTATGGTATAATAAGTATAGGATATTAGAGATAATTACATAGCTCTGCTTCTCACACATAATAATATAGTGATAAGTGATATAAGCCCTTGTTCTTATATTATTGTTGATAGGTACATTGTTGTGTACTGATACTATAATGTTTGGAAAGGGTACCTTATGAGTAATAAGAAACATATTTCATTGGCTGTATTGATTTTGTTGCTAGTAGAGTTAGTTTATTTTGGTTTAATAATGGGGGTAACTTCACTATTCAGCATATCTTTAAGTATTGCCATAGTTCAAGTTATCGGTGTACTAATTGCAGTAGGTTACGTGCTAATTATTAATCCGTTCTTTAGAGAGTACAAAAAGAATATGAATTACCGTGTTAGCAAGATAGAACAAGAGCAGCGTAAGCTAGACCGCCGGGTAGCAAACCTAGAAAAAATACAAAAAACCCCTATTAAAGATGTATAACAAAAAGGCAACTTATGGTTCATCTCTAGTATTAAAGACCTATATGAGAAAAAAGTTTTCTTACATACCAGAAGACATCATATACTTTGTAACATTTCAGGAGTTTGAAAAATATATGAGATTATCCAGCTATGGCGTAACTACACCGGATATTATTAATGATATTATGGATGATGTTAAAACTTTTTGCCTTTATTATCAAGAGGATTATTCTGATGATTTGAAAAACTGGATGTCTGTAAATTTTTCACATATGGAAAGCGTTATTGAGGAAGGCTTGAGCAATGAGTAATAACAAAGAAGGATACAAAGAATGGGTAAATAGAAGGTATAGACTAGTAAATGCAGAAGATATTAAGTCAGTCACACACTACAAAAAGGGGAGAAAACTTCCAAATGCTATCGTTTGCTCCCTGTGTGGTAGACAGCTAAGTAAACATGACTTTAAAAATAATAAGGATATACTTAAAGTAGCTTCTATATACTTATCAACAGGCACGTTTCTACACTATTATATATGTGAAAGAGCTGACTCTTGTTTTAAAAATAATCTAGAAAGGAGTACATACAATGGGTGTTGAAAGAATTGAAGAGGACTACTATAGTAAGAAAGCTTCTAATGAGGCCTTAGTATCTGGAATGGGGAGTATGGTCTCTACTCTTTTAGAACAAGGTATGGTAAAGGTTAAAAAAGGTGAGATACAAATACAAGACCCTAACGATATCATTCGGTTATGGGCGGTTATGGAAAAGGTAACGGACTATCAAGATGTTATAGAGTCACGAGATAGTAATAGTACAGGTGTTCTTCCTGAAATATCAACTAGAGAAGCTCAAGTGCTTGGTATAGAGCAAGAAGAAAAAGAAGATGGAGAGGTTATTAACTCCTCCCTTGATGAAGATAAAATCGGGGAATTAGACCCCGAAGAGATTTTTTCTAATCTTACAGAAGCTATGAATAAGGACAACGTAGATAGTATTAAAATAGACTAAAAACAGAGTATCTAAACAGGGTACTCTGTTTTTGCTATATTATGATATAGTAGTAGTAGAAAGGATTATACTATGCTTAACAAAGATAACACAGGTATAGATAGTAAAGAATTAATAGCTCTTGCTAAAAGTACCTTTAAAACAGATAAGCCGAACGCAGCGGAACTCAAGTATGTTATGACAACGCTAGTCCCTAGCCTATATTTATTGGCTCATCATACTGTTGGTAATCACCCACTAACATTTAGTATACCAAACAGAGACAGTTCAAGAGCCCGTGCTCATAGGCCATGGCAAGTAGCAATTATAAATGACTTAGGTAAGGATGTTGTAGTGCAAAAAAGCCGTCAGTTGGGGATGAGTGAGATGTTTGCCTCACAAGCCATATGGTTTGCTGATAGGTACTCTGAGTTTGCGCCTAAAGTACTATATACATTCCCTACAAACAGAAACCTTAATACCTTTGTTAAGACACGATTTAACCCCGTTCTAGAGAGGGGTTACTATGCGACCATTATAGATGATAGGAAGAGTTCTATTCAAGAAAAACGTATTAGGAACTCCTTCCTAATATTTCGTAGTTCTTCTAAAGCAAGCGCTGTTGAAGGTGTCGACGTTGACTCTGTATATTTAGATGAGTATGATAGAGTACCTTATGAGTCAGAGGCTTCTGCAAAACAGTCTATGTCTTCATCTAATATGAAGCGTATGCGCAGGTTCTCTACTCCTTCTACACCAGGGCACGGGATAAATAGACTATTTACTCGTTCAGATATGAAATATTATGTGCATAAATGTGATAACTGCGGATATGATAATTATATGAAGTATGCTGATTTTGACCCAGACAACCTAGAAGAGTCAGGAAACATCAGAATGGTGAACCCTAAGGGGTTTAATCCACAAAACAACGAGGTACAGGACGGTACTTTTGACTTCGTGTGCCAAAAGTGTGGAGAGCATCTAGATAGGTGGTATAACGGTCGCTGGGTGGCTAAATATCCTGAGCGCAAAGAAATATCAGGATATAAGGTAACCCAACTAAATGCCGTTTGGATATCTGCAGACCAGCTTAAAAGAGACGAGTATGCTTCTGAGTCACTACAATCTTTTTATAACTATAGTCTAGGAGAAACGTATCAGGACCTTTCAGTTATGGTTACTGAGGAGGATATAATAAACTCCCTTAATCCAGACCAACCTTTCCCTGTATACGATAGGGCCTCGTATACCAAGATAGGAATTGGTATTGACTGGGGTACTCATGAAAATAACATTGTAGTTATGGCAATAAATCCCTATAATGATGTAGAGCTAATTAGGCAGTTTTCTGTTCCAGTTGAGAACTCTTATAAAAATATTGACGCTGATATAAACAAAACTATTGTAGAAATAGCACCCTATGAGCCTGACTTAATACTAGCTGACCTAGGATTTAACGGAACAAAAGTAAACCGACTTATTCGTGAATTTGGTAAAGACAAGGTATTTGGAGTCAATGTTAAACCAGTTAGGGGAAGCGCTGGAGAAGTTAATCCAGAATACAGTTTATCAGCAAACCGGGTATCCATAAACAAAATTGCGGGTAACCTGTTTACAATATCACAGCTAAAGTCAGGTACTCTTAAGATAGCCGGTAGAGAAGAAGACGAGGAAATTCAAAAGTTGATAGTTCACTGGAAGAACGTTGTCATTAGAGATGTACTATCAGATGATGACACTAACTTTGAAAAAGAACAGACCCGTACCGGACCTGACCATAGGGCCCAGGCACAAGTATATGCTACCTATGCCATAAGGCGTTTGTTAGATATAGATGAACATAAAAGAACATTTGGCTATTCAGATATATCTATGAGTAGTATAAGCTACTAAAGCAACCTTGAGGGGTTGCTTTGTTTGTATATTATGTTATAATAGTTATAGACAAATAAATAAAAAAAAAGGAAATATAATGAAAAAAGAAAAACTTATTGAAACTTTAGGTAGTTTAATTAAAGCTGAACCTAAGGATTATGACTACGACCGTGTTGCAGAAATATTGGCAGTACCAATTTACGAAAGCATTAAAAATCACGAGTTCTCTTTACGAAGGTCAGCAGAACATGACAACAACAACCCTAGGGAAAACGTCTACACAGATAACTTATTAGTATCTGTAGCTCCAGAAGACATCGGGGAAGAATATGTAGAAGTAGTTACCAGCTTCCAAAATGATAATATGAAAGACTCAGTATTATCAAACCGCGTTATTAGCAAGGTAATGGAGCTTGATAAGGGTGATGAAGGACGAAACTTCTTTGATGATGTTGTTTTAGTTTTAGGATATACTAATGTTACATCCCCCGACTTCGTTGACTATCTATCAAAGATGGATGGTCCTGCAGCTGGACGCCCAGTAGAAATAAACTTTAGTTTTATTTTAGAAGAAGATAAAGATACCTTCTTAGAGCGCTATAATGGTAAGGATAATGATATTTTAACAATTGGTGGAAAGGTTGAAAAGTTTATTTTCTTTGAAGAGGGTGAGAAAATTGACTGAGCACGTAAATAGAAGGGCGACAAAACACGCCTATGTGATGGCAAAGTTGTTTGAGTATGGTGTTAGTATTCAAAGCATGGCGGAAATTGTGTACGACCAGCAACACAAGTATGAAGAACGAGTAACTATGGCATACTCTATAGAAGCTGTAAATAAGGTGCTATCAAAACGAGAAGTACTTCATGGATTACTTGTTGCCTTTCAGCTAGATAAGCTTGCTGATAAGGGTGAACTTGACTATCCACTTCAGTATCTGGTTGAAGAAGACAACGGATTGTTTGGAGTTGACGAAACTCTGGCTTCTACAGTAACTGGTGTATATGGAAGTATTGCTGCAAGCAATTATGGATTTTTGGATAAAACTAAACCAGGAATTATCGGTGTACTAAATGATGGCCAAAAAAATGGTGGAAAAATTACAACATTTTTGGATGATATGATTGCAGCAATCGTTGCGTCTGCAGAAGGTCTCGTGGCTCACAATATATCAGAAGGTCACGAAATGGTAAACACTGTTGACATAACTAAATAACTATGTTATAATGTATATATGGTTAAGGACAAGTTAAATGCTGTTGCTTGTACCTCGACCATATACCTCCTCTTTTCTTAACGATTAAACAGCAATAGTTAGAAGTAGTCTCTATGTGGTGAGCGCCTAAAGCATCTTTTACTTTAGGATTGGGTTCGACTCCCTTTTCTTCTTTAACCCTAGGGTTGACATTATATCAAATGTATGATATAATTTAATAAGCATCCACAATTGATATCAATCGAACAATCTGGGTC